AGTCTCGACATAAGAGACACTATAGTCCTCTGTCAGAAGGCTTATTATAACTTTTCAGTCTTTAGAAACACTATAGATCTCATGACAGAATTCTCTATGAGTAATCTATATCTTACGGGAGGAAGTAAGAAGTCTAAAGATTTTTTTAACGCTTTACTTAAAAAGATAAACATTAATAATTTGCAAAGTAAGTTTTTTCGCGAGTATTACAGATCGGGAAACGTTTTCATTCATAGGTTTGACGCTAATCTTTCACAAGAAGACGTTACGAAAATGACCCAGACTTTTGGTTTGGCTTCAAATGCTTCTTATTCGTTACCCGCAAGGTATATTATCCTAAACCCTGCCGATATTCAAATTACAGGAAATATCACTTTTACTTCGGGAGAGTTTAGAAAAGTATTAACCGATTACGAATTAGAGAGGTTACGTAATCCTAAAACAGAAGAAGATGTTCAGGTTCTAGAGAATCTCGATCCGGAGACTGTAAAGAAAATTAAAGGAGGAAAGAAAAAGCCCGGTCATAGCGCTGTGTCGATTCCTCTTCCTGTTGAAAAAATGACGGCGGTCTTTTATAAAAAACAAGACTATGAGCCTTTTGCTGTGCCGATGGGTTATCCTGTTCTGGAAGATATTAACTGGAAGCAGGAGATGAAAAAAATGGACATGGCTCTAACCCGTACGACAAACCAAGCTATCTTGTTGGTAACGATGGGGTCCGAGCCCGAGAAGGGTGGGGTCAACCAAAAGAACCTCCACGCCATGCAAAAGCTTTTTGAGAACGAGTCTGTTGGTAGGGTTTTGATTTCTGACTATACGACTCAAGCTAAATTTGTAATACCTGACATCGCTGGTATTCTCGATCCTAAAAAATATGAAGTCGTGAATCACGATATTCAAATGGGTTTAAATAACATATTGTTGAGCGATGAAAAATTTGCAAACTCAAGCATCAAAGTTCAAGTCTTTATGGAGAGACTTAACGAAGGTAGAAAAGTTTTCATTAACGATTTCTTAATTCCGGAAATTAAGAGGCTATCTAAAGAGATGGGGTTTAAAAATTATCCGACTCCTCATTTTGAAGATTTGGATTTAAGAGACAATTCTGTTTACGCTAGAGTATATAGTAGATTAATCGAACTAGGAGTCTTAACGCCAGAAGAAGGGATACAGGCCATAGAATCTGGCCGCATGCCGACCACAGAAGAATCGTTAGAGTCTCAGGAAAGATTTAAATCCCTTAGAGACGAAGGTTTATACGAGCCAGTTTTAGGTAATAAACAAATCGAAGTCCCAAAAGAAACGCCTAACCAAAATAACAAAAAGACGGTGCCCCAACAAAAGGGAAGGCCGCAGGGAACGGGTAGGCCAAAAGAAACCGATAAGAAGAACCCAGTAGGCTTAAAAGCTTCGGCTAAGTTTAGCCTATCAAGAATTCAAGATAATCTAAATCTTGCGGATAAACTAAATCTAGAAGTAGAAGCTTCCTTGAGAGAGCTTCATAACAGAAAAAGATTAAACAAGTCTCAGAAAGAAATTGCTCAACAAATTTCTAATATAGTTATTCATAACGAAGATCCAGAAAACTGGTTAGCTAAAGCCGGAAGATATGCGGCTGAGCCTATCGACAGAAATGAGGAAAGGGTAAAGGAAATTCAATCTATCGCTTACGAGCATCAAGTAGATGATTTTCTTGCTGGTATATTATACTGCAGTAAGTATGACGGGGAATAATGTCAAGAGTTATTTACAATGTAGAGGGGCTTTTTACAGGGCCATCCGGACATAACTTTCTGAGTTATATAGGAGAGAGGCCTCACGACGACTATTCTAATCCGTTACTCACTCATAACTTAATAAAACAAATAGATAGGGTTCAGTCTTTTTCTTATGACATAAACATTCCCCATACCCAAATCAATCAGCTAAATACTAGATCTGTATTAGGTAGACCTATCATTAACCCCCCACAAGTAGACTTTAGTTTTAGATATTTAGTCGCGGACGTTTCAAACGAATCAAAACTCGGCCTTTATGTAAACTATCCTCAGTATGAACGCGCCGGAGAAGGAAGTTCGTCGTACGATCTTAACGGTACGCCTTTTTACTTAAATAACACAGGGCATACTTTACTATCCGGTTTTGTCGACGAGGAAGAGCATCAAGATTATTATTACCAAACAGGAACGTATGATCCGTTTTTCCCCGCTAGAACTTATAGAGATAGGAAAAACTTTTACTTAGCAGTAAGAGGTGACCTTGAGGATATATACACCGGGGAAAGACTAGAGGATTTAAACGCTAAAGATCCCCAAGAGGTAGTAGATCCAAACGCTACTGGCTATAACGTCATTTCTTTTGGTCGCTGTTATATGACTTCATATTCAACCGAAGCTTCTGTCGGAACCTTTCCAACCGTAGATGTTACTTATGTCGGGGAAAATGTAATGTTCGAAACGAGCGGGAGTGGGTTTTTAAGCCCAACGATAGAGCCTAAATACGGAAAACAGTTTGCTGACATGCATTGTGTTATCCCGAAGAGAATAGAGAGAAATCCTATATCTGTAGTAAGACCGGGGGACATTAATTTTTCAGTAGATTCTTTTTCTGGAGTAGGTATAGATTTCAATAATCTTCATTTAGAATCTTATGTTATATCTTTTGATGTTCCACGAGAAAGAGAAAATAACTTAGGATACAAGTTTCCAATAAGCAGAAAAGTTAATTTTACCGCCCCGGTAACCATAAGCATTAATGGAATAGTGGAAAAAATGAGCTCCGGGTCTCTGATTGATTTAGTTAATTTAAATCAGGATTATAACTTTACAATAACTTTGGACATGCCTCAAAACTGTAAAATTCCTTTAACCGGAGACCCAATTAACGCTGGGGTCACCCCTCTGCAGTTAAGAGAAGAAGAGTTAATAAGGTATTCTTTTAATAGCGCTAAATTAGATCAATTTTCATACGATACTTCAATCGGGGAAAATAAACTTTTCTCAGCAAGCTTCAGTACAGAAATAGATCCGGACGATTTATCCAAAGGTCTTTTTATTAGTGGGTTTTTATCAGATAGAAAACTAGAAGACTTTCAACTTTTAGAAACAACTCCGGAGGCAGAAGTGCATACTGAGGATATCGAAAGATTCCATCTAGAACTAGAGGAATCTAGCGGGTTGCTAGTTTCTAACTACCTACCCCTCTATTAAAAAGTGTATAATATAAAAGGAATAAGGAATGCCAAATAAAAAAATATCACAGCTTTCGGGTATATCTCCGGTACCCACTGGAGCCTTAATGGTTTTAGCTAACTCAGGCGTTAGTAGAAGTGCTACCGTCAAAGACATAGCGGAGGCTGTTCAAGGAGAATCCGTTACTACGTGGAGCGGTCTTTCTGATACTCCAGCTGACATAACTGGTAATATGTTTGTAATGGGGCATTCTGATGCTCATGGCCTCACCTTTTCAAATGATGCTGGAATTCTCACGGGGGGTTATTGGCTGGATAAAAGATATGGAGGTATTGTTAGCGGTGATGTGACAATGGCTGCTGGGGATACGATATATTTAAACGATAATGCTTTTAACAAAAACTATATCAGCCATGGCGGTACTGGGGTAGTAGTTATTGGGGCGGGAAAATTACTAAAGATTGTCTCACCTACAGGGCTGGTGATTTATGGAGACGGTCCGTTAGATAGTGCTATAACTTTGGTTAATGCTACAAGTGACGCTGGATTAGCTTTAGGGTATAAATTATCCTTAAACGATCAAAACTTAGTTTTATCGGGCGAGGGAAATACCATTATACAAAGCGTAAGCGATCATACAAAAGGTTTAGACGTAAGCGGAAGATATTACCAAAGCGGTGTTGAGATAAATTTTGGAGATTTCTTTAAATCAGGACAGGGGTTCACGGGACTAGATGATACGCCAAACAGTTACCATCTTCCCGGCGGCGCGCCCGGAGACACTGTTGCAGGAAGTGGGATTATAGTAAATGCTGCGGGAGATGGTTTGGAGTTTCTAAACACTGGTTTCTATTTCGTTGGTCACTGGCAAACCGGAGGTTTTATTGACACAAACATGACGGGCAATTTCTTGGATATAAATTATGATTCTGGAAAATTTGTTCCTAGGACGGAAACGGGCCTTTTTGTTTCAGGTTCAGGTGTAGCTGGCCATTATACTAAATGGGCAGAAAAACAAATTCTTACTTCGGGAATTTTTTTAGACGATGGAACTCATCTTTATCCTGCTTCGGGGGGCGGCGGATTGGGATCCTCGGCGAACAGATGGAGCGGGATAAACGCAAGAACAATAGATATCTTACAAGGAGGGTACGATCCGGCTACTCAGGTTGGTTTCGGAGCGAATATAACAGCGAAGTCGAGCTACACAGGCTACGTTAGTACTAATATATTTTTAAGAAATAGCAATGATGACAGTCTTAAAATGGGAATCTCTTCGACGGGAAAAATTGACAGCATCTACAATAACTCTGGAGACTCTTATATATATTCGTCGAATACCGGGTACCCTTTTCATATAGGTAACAAAAGTCAGCTTAATATTTACGCTAATCAACTTACGGGATATAACGAAGTAGATGTCGAGCCTTCGATTGAACTATCGAACGAGGATCCTTATACTATATCTTTAAATAAACAGGTTACGTTTAGCAAAGCTTTCACTTTCCCTACGGAAGACGGAACAACGAATACGCCTATTTTAATGACGGACGGAGCCGGAACGGTAACTTGGGGTAATCATTTTTCCGGGTATATCACAGGGTTATGGGACGTTAATGTTGATGCATCAACTAAAATTCCTCAAGGCGGTTACGGTAACCCTTTGGATTCTCTTGTAGTTGATCCGGCCGGAAATGGGATGATATGGTCAGGGGTTGCTGGTGGGGGAGCGGGTACGGCTGTATCCGTTTTTACAACTAGCTTAACAGATACTCCGGCTAATTATACTTCCCCTGCCGCCGGAGGTAATTTAGTTAGAGTCAAGGATACTCAAGACGGTTTAGAATTTATTCCCACAGGAGATTTCGTGGGGGCTGGAGAAACTGGAGATTTCCTAACTCAATATCTTTTACATAATAAGTTTCCATGGGGTCCTTCTGGTCCGTTCAATCATGCCTACACTGGATACCTGATGGACATACAAGACTCTGGGGTGCTTGTTAATACTGATATGACGGGCGGGTTCATGGATTTGAACGATTCTGGCTTTTTTATAACTCAAACAAAACTAGATGATGTAACCGACAAAGCCTACACAGGGCATTTTATTGCGTCTGGCGTAGTTTTTACGGGAGCTTTCTCTGATTATTGTGCCGAATATAATATCGGCATACACTCTTCTCATAAAATAAGCGTAAGAGAAACGAGCCCGTTAGGCCCAGCGCATCCCGAGGGGAATTCGGATACTCTAGCTGGAGCCCAAAGGAATCAGCCAGATTTGTTTTTGCAAAAAGGCTGCACGTATAAATTTAATGTAACCGGGTCAAATGTCACTGATGCTCATTTCGGTATTTCTACAGGGCTTCTTGGTACACATAACGTTGCTCCGTACCCGATAACTTGGTCGAAGTATCTGTATGAATCCGGGCAGTTTGGCGGAGATGATATTACTGATACTCGAGCCGCAGCTAACGGGCAAAGCTTATACTTCAGAGTACCGCAAACCGCACCGAATACTCTTTATTATAATGCTTTTACTTCTAGTGATCCGTCATCAGCGTCTTTATTACCCGGTTATGGCGGCACAATCAAATTTTACGACGATAGTAGAGTTGGTCACGACGAGACTGGGTATTTATTAGACTCGGGGTATTCGGGGACCTTTATAGGACTACAAGACACGCCAAACCTTTACGCGGGATTCGGCGGAAGTGGACTTGTGGTAAACGCCGCTGAAGACGAATTGGAA